GCAGCAGTGCAAGTGCTACAAGATGCTGGTCTCAATCCAACTCCAGTTGCAGCAGGCACATCCGCTGCAGCAATTGAAGTAATCATGGATCGCTACGGTAATGAATGGACATATGGACATCCAGATGCACCAGCATTGCCAGACGGTCGAGGTAAGTACGCAAAGAAGAAGGGTACTTCCAAAGCTGGCAAGGCTTATGTTGGTTGGTTTGACCCAGCCAAGGGACCAAAGCCTTTTACTCCAGGTGCAGTAGAAGCAGAAACTATCTGGGCTAAGTAACAATGCGTTCACTGTTGCAGGTAGTGGGAGTTGAATCTCCTGTTGGTCATATGCTTCCAGAGATATTGCCACAACTTACTCAATCACAGGTAGTGTTTCGTCAAGCGCAATTGCATTTGATAGCAGCACAACCTGGTGGTGGTAAGACACTACTTGCACTGTGGTACGCAATTAATTCTAAAGTTCCTTCGCTCTACTTTTCAGCTGACTCCGACTCCCGAACAATAGCCACTCGTGCAGGGGCAATCCTTATGGAGAGAGAAGTAGCATACGTTGAGAAGATGATGGACTCTGAAGCGTCAGTCCTTTTGGAAGACGCACTCGCTGATGGTGCAGGGCATGTTCGATTCAACTTTGATCCGTCGCCTTCGTTAGAAGATATCGAAGAAGAAATAGAAGCTTGGATAGAACTGCACGGCTCTGCACCACAAGCAATCTTTGTAGACAACTTGATGAATGTTGCTTCAACAAGCGACAATGAATGGACTGCATTGCGTGATGCAATGTCAGCGTTCCACTATATGGCTCGTGAATACGAGTCAGCGTTTATCGTTCTGCACCACGTATCCGAGAACGAGAAGATGTCCAAGCCTAACTATCCTGCTCCGCGTAAGGCATTGATGGGTAAGGTTGCAGCGTTACCAGAGTTGGTTCTTAGTGTTGCACTAGACGGACAGGCAAACGCTTACCGCGTTGCTGTAGTGAAGAACCGACATGGTAAGGCTGACCCAACAGCAGAGATTTATATCTCGCTGTCAGCGGAGGCAAGCCATATGACTTTGTATAACTCACCTAGTGAATTACAAAGAGCAAGGACTATGCGTCAATGGCAATAGATATTGAACTAACTTTAGATGAGACTATGGATGCGCTTCGCTTCATCCACCTAGTGAGAGAAAACAAAAAACAATATGAAGTTGTTGACAAAAAATTTGACAGAAACAATTCATCGTATTCGGTTAATCTTATGGGTCAGCTCGGTGAGATGGCGTGTGGCAAAGGGCTTGGGCTTCAGGTGGACAGATCGATTTCGCCGAGTGGCGACAATGGACACGACTTATCTACACCACTGGGAAAAAATATACAAGTCAAGACATCGACATTAGATAAATTAATCTTTAATGCACCAGAGTTATTTGTATCTGACTATGCAGTATTGGTGCAGTTCTTTGGCGATAAACAATTGCCACATGTAGATAGTAGATTCTCAATACTTGGTTGGACGACACGAGAATTATTTCTTGCAAATCATTACAAGCATGACTATGGTTACGGCATCCGATTAGTTATGGACGCTGATCAACTACAACCGATAGAGGTGCTAATCAATGAAGTATCCAGACTTTAGTGAAGCTTTATGTAAAGAGGTTGGCATTGAATTTTTTTATCCAGAAGATGATGTAAGCATTGTTCCAATAGCAAAAAAGATTTGCAGTAGTTGTCCAGTAATTAAAGAATGTTTGGAGTGGGGCATGCGTCACGAAGCTTTCGGTATCTGGGGTGGCACAGTTCCTCGCGTTAGAATGCAGATGCGTAGGCAACTTGGTATTCAATTGGAATCTATTATTAGCTCGGACTATGTATGAGCGAAAAAAAGATTGGTAAGTATTGGTTCTGCTGGGGCAGAACAAGTGGCTTTGCTTTAGGGTTTAACATCTCTAAGTATAACTGGGGTATTGAATTAGGGTTCTGGTACATAGGGCAGGAGTTCTAATGTTACCCAATGGTGCTTATAGACGTAGGTGTCAGCGATCTGGATGTAATGAATATGTATATCTAAAGATTGGGACAGGCTTTGGATTAATTTTATGTAAAGATTGCCGAACAACGGAGTGGGCTAATGACAACACCAAGCAAACGTAAAGGCTCACAGTACGAGCGAGATGTAGTCAAGTGGCTAGTCTCGTATGGTTTTCCATGCGCTGAACGTGCGTATGGTGCAGGTCGTCACGACGACGTTGGTGATATTGATGGCATCGATGGCGTAGTGATAGAATGTAAGAACGAAAAGAAGATCACTCTCAGTGGCTATCTGCAGGAGCTCTCAGATGAGATGACTCATGCTGATGCTGAGACTGGCGTGGTGCTAATAAAAAAGCGTGGCACTACAAATGTCTCAGAGTCATACGCGGTAATGCCCGCATGGCTCTGGGCTGATCTGCTAAAACAGGCAGGTTACAATGGACATAGGTAGCACAGTGACAGTGCGTTACCAACTGAAAAGAGGTAACTATGCGGTTGATTGCATTAACCGTAGTAACGGCGACATTGGTTTTAATGTCGCCAGCGGAAGCACAGTCTCCAATCATGACCTTGGACCAACGCATCATGGCGATGGACAAGGAACCAGCGATAGAGCTTGCGATAAGCACAGTAACAACGGACAAACAAGAGGCAGCTTGTGCGAAGAAGATTGCGTACAAGGAAAGCCGATACAACGTAGGCTCCTACAACAAATCGAGTGGAGCACGTGGAGTATGGCAACTACTATGGGGACAACCCGAGTGGTCCATACTGAAACAAACATCAGAAGCACACGAGTATGTGCTTCATCGTTACGGGACTTGGTGCAAGGCATACAAGTTCCATCAAGAAAGGAATTGGTATTAAGTGAACCAGCCTGAGTTTCTTGAAGCAGTCTTTAATCATTATGGATTGGACTTACCGCAAGGTGAGAAGTCTATTCTCTGTCCAGTGCATGACGACTCTCGTAAATCTGCTTCAGTTAACTCAGACAAGGGCGTCTGGGTATGCTATGCATGTGCTGCTGGTGGTTCTGGTATACAGATCATCATGGCACGTGAACATTTAGCATACCCAGAAGCTCGGTCATGGGCTGAAAAAAATATTGGCAAAGAATCTTCTACTCCGATTGTTCACAATCGTCGCAGTAAGAAGAGTGGGCGGTGGACACCACCAAGGTTACGATCTCGATGACAACAATCATTGGTATCCAACAAGACAACGGCTGCATTCTTGCAGCCGATTCACGCACCACTGCAATGAACAGACCATACTCACATCCAATTGTTACTAAGATTAGCAAGCGGGGTAAGTGGTTAATTGCTGGTGCTGGTGATGTGCAACCATGTGATGTGATACAACATGTGTGGAAACCGCCAGCTATACCAGCTAACATCAAAGACATGTATCACTTTATGATTACAACTGCTGCACCAAGCATAAGAGATTGCATCAAGGAGTCAGGGTATGTACCAGATAAGGATGATGCAGATGCTGGGTTTGAGTTTATACTTGCAATCAATGGAACTATCTACCAAGTAGATGATTCTTATTCTGTATACTTACGTGATGATGGGCTATATGGCGTAGGGTCAGGGTCAAGCTTTGCACTAGGCGCACTAGCGGGTGGTGCAACATGGAAACAAGCAATGCAGATTGCTGCTCGCAATGATGTATACACTGCACCTCCATTCATTACGCACAGGCAGGAGAAAGTATGAAGACTAATCCCAAACTCATAGATCTCTGGACTAAAGCAGCACATCAGTACCACAACAGCCTTGCTGGTTCACCAGCAGAGGCGTACCTAACACAACGTGGCATCCTTGATGGAGCCGAAAAATTTTTGCTAGGTTACGTAGCCGAGGTAGCACCTGGTCATGAGGACAGACTTAAGCATCACCTATCCATCCCCTATATAACAGAGGCTGGTGTAGTTGGGTTTAAGTTCCGTCGCATTGATGGCGGGGATCCTAAGTACATGATACCTACTGGTCAGAAGCACCACCTATACAATGTCAGTGCAATAGTTAATGCAGTTAGCCAAGTGCTAGTAGTAGAGGGAGAAATAGATGCGATTAGTGCGACTCTTGCTGGGTTCCCAGCGGTTGCCGTTGCTGGCGTCAATGCTTGGAAGCCTTATTTTAGTAGGTGTTTTGATGGGATTGGCACTGTTGTAATCTG